TTTCATTCCAGATCCAAACGAGGGGGTGGGGGTGGTGATCCCCATTCATTCGTGCATTCGGATTTTTCGGATTCTCTTCCCCCCTCTTTTTTAAAGAGGAAGAGGAAGAGAAAGAGGAAGAGGAAGAGGGTTCGGTTTTGTTCGGATTCCGTTCGGAGGTTTGTTCGGATTCCGTTCGGGACGAATTTGAAGCTCCAAACGGTGTCGCAGTGCCATATTTAGCTTTACGCGCTTCAGCACTCTTTTTACCGTTCTCTGATGCAGCGAGCAGAAAGCCCCAACGCTCGTTAGCACCCCTGACATACACTCCATCGTCCGAACGAACTGCGAACCCGAACCGAACCAAATCCGAACTAAGCGGAAGCCACTCGAACACGTCCGAAGGAATCAGCGACTTGTTTTTCTTCCAGTAGCTTTGACCCAATTCCCAGAGACACGCGATCGCACCCACCGCTATGTGCTTTGGATGCACTGTAGTCATTGCTGCGAGTCTCGGATCGGACCAAAACTCGTTGTCGAGATTGATGCGAGCCATTAAAGCACCCCGCCGAACATATCGTACTGACCATTTCGCTCGGAATAGTGAACCAGTGTCGCGGCCTCTTTCGGAGTTACTTTGACGCGTCCTTTTCCGTGGCAGTGCGGGCAGTCTTCAGTCTCCTCTTTCGGAGGATCGATTGGGAGCGCGTCGGTCGCCTCGTAGATATATGCCGATCGTCCCGTGACACGACACGGCCTGGTGCCCACAATCCGGATGACACCCCTTCGTTCGAGTTCAGCGAACCTCGGTCCAATGTCGTGACGCTGTTTGTTTAAGAAGTGCTCTTTCCAGGTTTCTCCCTGGGTGATCGGTCCATGATGAACGATCGCGTCGTACACTTCGAAACGACGTTTTGAGAGAAGACCATTTTCTTGAATTGCGCGATATGCCGCAAGCGATGTTGCGCGTGGCATTTATTGACTCTCTTTCTGTTCGAAATTTTCGGCTCAGAAAGAGCGGGGAGAGTAGCTAACTCCCCCCGGTTTGTCAGATGCGACAAACAGCCAAATCGAACATCAATTGTTCATCAATAAATTTTGAAAATCTCAATTACTGATCGCTGCTCGAAACAAGTCGAGAGGTCTGCTCAGGTCTACTTAGGTCTCGTCCGTTCTGAATAGTTCTTGAGCGGTCCAGAGAGATCCAGAGAGTTCTCCTCCGGTCCAATGTGTCAAAGTGTTTTATTTTAGGAAAATTATTCGTTAGCGATTCATGCGTCGGGCGCGATCGCTGATTGTGACGAGAGTCACTGCCCACTCACGATCGTCCCGACATTCCAACGTGATGAAGTTCCGCCCTGGTTCCTGGACTCCGGGGCGGTCAAAAAAAGCAGTTTTTCGAGCAAACAAGAAATTTCTTTTATTTATTGGTAGACGCACAGGACTTAAAAGAGTGCGCCAAAATCTGTAACTAGCTGATTTCATTATATTCCACCATAAAACTGGTAGGCGAATGGTAGACGAATTTTCCATTGCCCACCTACCAAAATTCAGCTACAAGCTGCCGCCATGAGTGGGCAAACTCGCAAAAATAAGGTTTCATCCAAAGATGGTCGCGTTCATTTCCTCCCCAAAGGTCCGTGGGAAAAAGGTCGAAGATCCTTTTCGCTTCTTCGCGTGGAATGGAGAGATGGCAAGCGCCATTCCGAGTCATTCACTAATCCCGAGATTCTGGATCTTAATCGGAGATGGGAAGACAAGCTCGTCAGCCTCGAAGACGGAAAAGCGGAACTGCTCAAACTGCGGGATACTCTTTACGCAAAAGCGAAAGAAGAACTGCTGAAAAATATGCATCGCGACAACATCGAGCTAATCGAGAAATTTATACGCGAGGTGATTAACCCAAAGGTGGACATTCTCCCCTGCTCCAGAGAAAGCGAAATCAATGCAGTTTGGCGCATCGGATCAATGATGGAAAAGTCGAGCCTCGTTCGCGCCTCGATTCATGAGATTCAGAGGCGGCTAAATGCAATCGAAACAGAGGGTGCTTTTAAGCATTGCTACAAAGCGTCAAGATCGCTTCTCAAATTCTGCGGACGATACAAAGACGCGGAGCAGCTTCGAGTCAAGAAATTCAACGACAGCGCCCCTCCGTATCTAACGATCGACCAGGTCAAAAAGCTCGTTGACTCGATCCCGAATGAAGTGTCCGAGGTCTATCGATTGATGCGCGAGCTGATCCTGATTTGTTTTAACCTCGGACTCCGGATCGGAGAAGCCCTGGCTCTTGAGAAGACCGACGTCGTTAAAAAGAACGGTATTGTGATGGTCAAAGTTGAGCGCCAGCTCACTCGAACAACGGACGCAAATCCAGACGGAACCCGCGTCAGAGGCACTAAAAACCGACGGAATAGGATGGTCATTCCACTGGACCGCGACGAGACATTAAAAGCCCTTGCCGCATGGCTCAAAGAGTATCCGAAAGTCGAGGATCGCGAGCGGTATCGATACAAGTCGTCAAAGCTAGTGCATGACCTCTGTGAAAGACTTTTCGTCCTGCGCGGTGGCGACCAGGAGTCTTCCGAGGCTGATGATTTTTTCTTCTCAGACGCGTCTATTCCGGACGCAGAGGAGCAGCGCGAGTACAAGGCAATGCATATGCTCCGCGCCTCTCACGCGGTCTATATCATCGAGAAAACCGGGAATGACGTGTTTGCTGCAAACCAGATCGGAGACAATCCCGAGGTAATGCGGAAGCACTACAGCGGCAAATTTAACACTATGCGTTCGATGGAAACTATGGCATCTCTATTGGAGCAGCGTTCCTAACTCTTGGTGGGCCGGGGTGGTGGAATCGGTAGACACAAAGGACTTAAAATCCTTCGGAGCGAAAGTTCTGTACGAGTTCGAGTCTCGTCCTCGGCACCAATCCTATTCTTTTAGTTCGTCAATCAGTTGAGATATTCGCCATTCAATGATCTGAGCTTCAATCGTATTTGCGCGATAGCACCAGGCTGTAAACTCTTTTGCGTCTTTTGGGGACAGCATTATGTTTCCGACCAATTCATCAAAATTTTTATAGGTCTTTTTACCGTGCGAATCGACGCATCGCCCATGACCAAACCGACCCAGCACACAGCTAGTAACGTCTGGCACTGGATCCTTTCGACAGCTTATGAGGGATAGTAGCGACAGTAGCAGTAGTAGATATTTCATTCCACGCCCTCCAGAGCTGCTTTTGCTAAAGCCGACTGACAGTCGCAATCTCCACCGTGATAAAGTCCGCAGCACTAGCAGTGCGCTGTTGAAATCACTTCAAACTGCTCGCGAAGCCGGTTTAACTGTGACTCCAACGTGTGCAGGTAACTAGCATCAACAGTCACCATGCCGCTTGAAAATGCTTCTTTGCTCTTTGCACACGTTTCGCATTGATTCGGCAGAAATACAAAATGCCCACAGTCACCGATGTAGTAAACTTTCATCTCATCTTTGTTTCGAGTCTTTTGTCGTCTGTAAAATAAAAAAGCCCCGCAGGACGAATCCCACGGGGCTCTCACTGTTTGAGTTCTATTTTTTATGAAGCGATTGTCATCTCCAGAAGATCATCTATCTTCTTGCCTAATTTTAAAATCTCTATAGCTTCTCTAAGTCTGCGAACTTCTTCATGCAACGCCTCGATCTCTTCATTTTTAAGAATTAGCAGTACGCTGGCTTCTTCGACCATTTCTTTCATGCCCATAAATCATTCTCTCCGTCACTCGCTAACGGCTTTTCGTCGCGAGTGATCATTGCAATATTGTTTGTTTGTTTGTCTGATGAATTCCTTGCCGCATCCTGCGATCGGGCAGGTAGTAATGCGACAATGGAAGCAGAGGCCGCTTCGATGCGGAGAACAACGCCTCTGACAACTCTGACAGCGTTCAGTTTTAGCCATGTCATATTCCTCATGTGTCGGAATTGCTCAAAACACCGGTCCTGATCGAAGCGATCCGACGGATCTCATCAATATGAACGAATTTGGAACGATCTCCTGGCCTCGACACAGTCTTTATTTTCCCTTTCCTTGCTGCTAATCGAACTGCGTTATAAGACGGATATCCGAGGATTTTTGCGACTTCGTAATAGTTAAACAGTTGCTTAGTCATCATGTTGCCCACACACACTCTTTCTCAGGGGCAGCCGAATTCCGATCAGCTACCCCTGTCTCTCTACTACTGTTTTAAGACGTACTACTGGCTTCAGAATTAGTTCAAAATGGCTTTTTCGATATCGGCTTGCGCTGGTGTCCGTTCCTCCACATCTTTTGATTTCTGGACGTCGTCGCGGGATCTCGCGACTTTCACATGATAGCGACCAGATTGCTGAGCCGGTTTCTCATCCAGCACTTCCGACCACACACTCGACTTCGCAGCCGGTTCTATCTCGATCACCGCCGCATTGCCTTGCGACTCCCCTACCTCCGCGAGTTCATCCATCCCCACGGCTTTCTGGATCTCCACCGAAACAGGCAAATATTTGAACAGTCTGCGGATGACAGTCTTCTTAGCCATTGCTTCGAAATCTGTTTTCCACGGACCGAAATCGGAAGCCTTTGATCTCTTGCGAATGGCCTCGATCTCGTCGATCGTCATCACGTCAAACTGTTTCCCGCCATCTCGAAGGAAAGCCACAGCATAGACAGCGACAATATCGCCCTTATCCGCCTCGAAATTAGGCTTATGGATGATCTGCTCATCCAGACCGTAGCTGACGTCGAACTCATCACAGTCATAAACGACGCGAGCGACGATATGAGTCACCGTTCCGGATCTTCGAGCTAGATCGAGGAAGCCGCGATATCCCGGCATAAACTGAACTTCGAAGACTTTAGCCTTCGAATTAAAGAACGGAATCAAGTAGCAATGTCCGAGCGCCGATCCTGGCTCCAGTCCGAGCTGCGAAGCCTGGATAACTGCACCCAGGAGAGATTTGGGATCGCATTCCAGGAGCTTTGGATTTTGCCGGATCTCAGTCATTGCGATGCGAAGCATTCGATCAGCGGTCAAATGCTTCGGAAGCGCCGCCTCGATCTCGGCTTTTGACTTCTGAAATAGTTCGCGAACGTGATTGATAGTAGCTAGTGCATTACTCATTAGTTTTTTCTCCCTTTGCAGATGTTCCAGTACCCACACCACTTTTCGGAGCAGTACCAAGACCCCTCCGGAGCTGGCAGTGCGATGCCAGCAGTGATTCCCTTATGGACTTGATCAATCGAGTCGAGCAGCCAGTTATGATCCGAGTCCGTCACAACGCCTTCGGTCGCCTGGTATTCTGGTCCGAGCTTTATTGTAGGTTTCTTCAGAATGTCGAAGACGAATCCCTTGGCCTTCTTCCCACGAATCGCCTCATACGCGATCGAATACATCGCCGGTTGAACTGATCTTTCGACGACATATGAGCTGGCCCGGGCGCGAGTCGAGGTCTTTGTATCGCGAATGAATCCGTTAGCGTCTGTCAGATCGATCGTGCCACCGAGGTCGAAGTCACCGTCGAGTTCCAGAACAAACTCTTCCTGGACTGTTTCCGGCTGGATCGTCGGAGCGACGGTTTCAAAGTGCAGCCGCGCCAGTGCGACGGTCTGGTCTTTGAGTTCGCCGGGACTCTCGTCGTCTTCCAGAACGGTGTCCTTGATGTTCGCATCAAACGATTCCGATGCAACAGTGAGGATCTCGTCGATCGAGGCGGTCGCGCCCTGGATCTTCTTCACCATGTTCGCTGACACCGCTTTATCGACCGCCGTGCCGACAGTGAGAGCAGCCTTGGGAGGGATCTTAAGCCCCTTGATGTAGCGGAACTCGTACAACTTGCCGCACTTCAAATAGGAGTGCAGCGCCGACTGGTGGTATTTTGGTCTGTCACTCATACCCACCCCCAACACTGCGCGACTTCTTTCGAACCGCAGCGCCGACACTTGCCTGGAGTTTCATCTTCAGATGCGAAGGATTTAGATTCCCACTCGCACTCTTGACACGCCGACCAATAAACTTTGGTTTCTGGCGGCTCGATCTGTAATGCTATTGACATGAGATTGCCCTTTCTCGTTTTTGTTGACGGAATGGGCAAAACAGCGTGTATAATCGCGATATTGAGAGATGATTCTACTGCGAGTTGCCCACTCACAGGCTGGAATTATCTGAATAAGATACTTCGTGCAAGTTGAAATCTCGTTGAGGTTACTTTTTGGAAAAGAAAATATCTTTATCCGAGCACTTTCGGAGCCAGATGATCAGAATCCGCAAAGATCGTGGACTGACCCAGGAGCAGCTCGCTGATGCGATCGGTGTCCGGAAGCTCCAGATTTTTCGGTATGAAAATGGTCAAGCTGGTGTGGATCTCGCCCTGGTCGATCGGATCGCTGAAGTGCTCCAGGTTTCAGTCGAGGAGCTTCTGTTTCAAGCTCCGACTCCGGAACAGACAGAGATTATCGCATGGGTGCTAAAAGCCGATCCGGAAAACGCTAAGACACTACGAAATTTCATTGTGCCGTTTATGGAAAAGGCGATCAAACTTCAGAAATAGATTTCGATTTTTTTTCAGATTCCCGTCGCTCCATCCACGCGACAGCTAACATCAAAGCTACGGCTGTTTTTCTCAATGCTGAACAAACAAAAATCGAACGCATAGAAATACCTACATCCCCCAATGCGGATATACTCACAGTGAACTTTTGAGCAATTTTTTTTTACTATTAGTGTAATTCAATCAGCAGAAAGAGAAGTAAATTGTCACTTTTTGCTAATTAGTCAGCCTTAGAAAAAACTTAGAATCAAAATTTGAAATCCTAAGTTACAATCAGAGGCTAGTGGCCGTCGAGGTAGAGACTCGAAGGCTGCGAAAGCCAGTGGGGGGGGAGCATACGTTTGAGTCGCGACAACTCCCTCCCGCTGACCGACAGTGCTTATTGCACACCTCATGATAATTTCACATATCAAAATGAACGGATGGCGGTTTACCGGACTTTTTTTTATCCGGAATGGGATATGATTAAGAAGCCTTAATCTGAAGCTATTCCGAGAAGCAACATTTCAGCCTGAATACCGCTTAATAAAAATTAACTTAAGAAAAATTAACCAGCTCAAGGCATTTCACATTCGTAATAGTCGTCACTTAAATGCTTACAGTTTTTCATCACTGCGGTTGTTGAACAACCAGAATTGAAAACAATCAAAAGAAAAATAACTAGAAAGAACCTCATTCGTTCACCCAATGTTTTGCGTATGGATTTTCACAGCGTGGTTGATAGTAAATTGCAGCTACAGCCCTCATTCCATCATTCCCAAAATGTCGATACAAGCGCCGATACCAGATGAGAGATGCAAGCCAGCAGAGCAAGCTGACGTCCCTGGTAGACTGTAAAAGATGCCAGCTTAGCCGCCTGGCGTCCGTATCACTCTCCGGCGCTCCAATGCAGCTAATGGCAATGACCAGCGCAGCCCACGCAAAGAATGGAAGCGCCAAGAGACGAGCGAAAAAATGACTTAACTTCCATTCTGGATAAGAAGCCGCAACAATTGCAGCTACGATCTGAGGCTGACGAATCAGGAATGATTCTTTTGAGTGCCCACCAGTCTCCACATTATTGAGAAAGCCAAAATTGCGTAGAATCGACTTCAACATTTGCCTGGGTAAATCTTTAATCCCGAGCTGCTTGCATCCGTTCAGAACCCCTAAATAGTCGTCTGGTCCTGTTTGGCTTGCTTTGTAAGGCTTTGTGACTCGGTTGAGAGTCCCGTCCTCATTCATGCAATTGGCGATCTTCACCCAATACGACACCTGGTCCTGGTCGGTTAACTCTCCATGCTTTTTGAGCATGATGTAGTATTCGCTCAGGAACATCGGCCCATTATCGGACCCGATCAGACCAGGATTAGGTTCAGGGGCAAGCAGTCCACATCGATCAAAATAACTTTCAAAGTCGGCGCGAATACTCATGTTTTGATGATGTATGTAACAGTAATATTTGCCGGACGAGTTTCTGATCCGGTTCGAGGAGTGCCATTAACGCCGTCGCTCTTTGGTGAAGTGACATCGAATGTTCCTAAATTGGAAGCATTAATATTATTGTAAGTACCGGGAGATCCGCTGTTACCGTACAGACCGCCGTTGTAAGATGTGAAGTTATGAAAATGGCCCTGAAACTGATCGCCCTGAGTCGTTCCACGAGTCCCGGAATATGTTATCGCAATGTTTCCCGTTGAAGCATTATTGATTGTCTGAGTGCCAGCGCCGCGAAGAAACACGCCTTGAGTATTTGGAACATTAAAAGTTGTCGATCCATCGCCAGGGCCATATGTTGTTCCAATGACAGCAAACAGAGCAGCGTAAGTGGTTCTAGAGACGGCCTGACCGTTAGCCAAAAGAAATCCAGTAGGGGCAGTAACACCAGCGAACGGTAAAATAATACCAGTCGGACATAGTGCAGAAAACGCTGTATCAGCCGCATTCTGTCCCGTTCCACCGTTCGCAATCGCTACTACACCAGTAACATTTGCAGCTACGCCAGTCGTATCTTGGTTGAGAGTCGGAACATCAGCGGCCTGGATACTTGCAAGTGTCGCGTTCGTTCCATCGCTGCGAAGATATTTACCAGAAACTTGGGTGCCGGTAAGAGCGTTAATAGCAGCTTGCTGTGTCGCAGCTCCAGTGCCACCGTTGGCAATTGGTAATGAACCTGTCACAGCATTCGCTTGATTTAGAGCAACAGCTCCAAAACCGATTGTTGTTCCTGATCGCCGTAGGACTTGATTGTCTGAGGCTGCAGAAATATCAGCGACGTTCGCAGTCGCACTGGTCGAGTTACCGATGACAGAATATGCCGCGCTCTGTCTCAAGTTTGCATTGCTAATGGTATTGGTAGTGATTTCAGCATTGGTAATTTGTCCGAAAGAAAGAGCCGCACCCGTTCGCTTCAACACCTGACCATCAGCCGTCGCAGCGATATCAGCGACGGTGCCGGTAGAATTAGCGGACCTACCGATAACAGAAGTTGCTGCGCTAGTTCGGAGCTTTGCATTGGTAATTCCAGCATCTTTTACCCTGACGTGTGGTCCTGCTTCATTCCATTCGATCGTCGAGCTATCGACAGAGGACTCGTTCAGAATATCTTTCCATGCTGTGTCGTATAATTCAAATTTAGATCCAGTCGCATACCAACGGATTTTCGGGTTAGTAGCAGAGTTCTTGTTGAACTCAAGAGTCTTGTCAGCACTCGTGTTTGCAGCCTTGCCGAACTTCAACAAATCATTTGGGATAACGGCGTCAACAGCGAAAGCTGTAGCAGTGAAAAACAACAGCGCAAAAGCAGAATAGGATCTTTTCAACATGAATTACTCCGTAATATTCAAATTAATTACATTATTTGGAGTTGTATTGTTATCGACTACGTCGTTTGTACAACTAGCGAATCGATTCTCTGTGATGAAGCAATTGTTATAACCGTTATCGATTTGGATAGCGGTACTGAATCCACTCATTCTAAGCCCATTTATCCGTACCCCAGAAGACTGGATTTTAAATCCAACAATTGCGGATCCGGTAATCGTGGCATTCGGAACAGAAATGATTTTGATGTTTGGATTCGTAATGGACACAGATGAAGTAAGAGTCACGTTTTCAGTGACCAGGATTGTTCCACCGCTTGTTAGCGCAGCAATTGCAGTCGTAAAATTCCGATCAGTACCATACCCGCTGGGTGAAACAGTCCTGTCTGGTATGATTCTCGGGAGATATGGAAGCAATACATTTCTACTGTCAGCAATATCTACAGCGGAGGAAATTCCGACCGCCGCAGTAACCAGTATGTCGGCTACCTTCATCCAACCAGATGGAGTCGCGGGTACAGATGGAGAGGCGGCAGCGGTTCCTGCGACAACCTGGACGCTATAGGAGTCCGTCTTGAGCTTTTGTACGCTCGTTAAAGTTATTGCCCCAGTTCCGTTTGTTTTAACATATCGGTTTTCGTTGGTTGTGACCGTGTTCGGCTTGATGCAGATAATGTCGTATCTATTGTATGTCGCATGAGCTGCACCAATCGCGACGACCAGGTCGGAGGTCAAAACCATTTGCCTATACTTGGGGTTGTATCCGGTTTGCGACGAATCCCACATGAAACCGGATCCCGCAGTCAATGTCACCGAAGTTGCACTGGTTCGATTTGCCTTAAATCCAGTACCGACACACCCGTCAACCTTCTGAAAAAAGTTGTATAGAACGGTATCTTGGAAACCTTGATAAATAGAACTCTGAAGATCGTTGATATCGGCTACTGTGATTTTCTCATATTGATTGATTACCAATTGCTTCATAGTTCACCCGCTAGGTTTGAAAGTAGATATCAAAGATCACTCCCAACGCTTTGTTCTGCTCAATTGTGGAATTAAGAGAATTTCTAATGGAAGAAGTGTCGGTTACATTTTGAATAGGAACGATCACGGTCATGTAATTGATAACTTTTGTTCCATCGATCCACCTGGAGGAATCTACATTGTAGACCAGTTCATCGTCCCAAAACCCGTAATACTTATTTTCAATGATCTGGGAGACACCGTTATTTAGAGTGCCGTCGATTAACTGCTCCATCGATGGATCGGTCGCCGTATTAGTCGCAATCCTGACCCTGGATGAATAGGTAGCATCAGATTCACCAGAATTTCTTGTGATTCTTCTCTCAGATCCATGTAGGTCGAGATAGTTTCCAGACGCAGTCGAGATAAATGTTTGCGATAAAAGCTCATCCGAATCGCTTTGAACTTGATTTAAGCCCGACGCGATTGACCTAAACAAAGCTCCTTGGACTCCCTCAGAGTCAAAAAACCAACCTGGAACCCAGGACTTCAATCTCTGAAACCATTCATCGCTAGTAAGAGCCATTAGTTGATCCCCATTGTTCTAGCGATCAACTTTTGATTATTTGAAAGCGATACATCCCCAGATGGAGATGAGGTTACAAAATAGGTCAGATCATTCGATCCGCTCGGTCCAAACAGAGCCATGATCTCAGAATCGGCTAATGTTTTTGTAAATCCAGTCCCGATCGGAAGACTATTAATGTAATCGGACATTGCATCCGTAATCATGCTCGTATCGAGTGATAGCGTTCCGTAATTTGGACCGATCGGATTCAATGAAATCGATGCGATCCAATCGAATTGGACCGGCGTAGCACCGAGAACTTCTACCTTAGTCCCGGCAGCTCGCAATTCGTCAATAGCAGCAGTCACCGCGTCAATCATGGCCTGATTTGCAGTGCCGTTCGAATCAGCTACATACAGATAAGCATACGGGACCCGAAAATAGCTGGCTCCCGATGCAATCCCCTGTGTCGAAATATCGAATTCGATTACGGGAAGGCCCACTTCAATCCCAGTTGCCATCACGACACCTGACACCGTTTTTGCTTTGGCTTGCAGTGCAGCTAGTGAAGATCCTTTCAGCGATTCAATCTTATTCCGAATAGTTTCTCGATATTCCGAATCGGTCTGCGAATCTGCGCCACCTGAGAGTGCCTGGGAATTAGTGCAGGTAATGCTAGAATCGGTCAGGGTAGACTCGATGACAACGATAGTACCCTGGAGGACATTGCCGTTTGGACCGGCAATAGCGGCCTCGATACTCGCGTTAATCGTGAGTCCCGTCATGGTCACATCAGTGAGTGTAACAAAACGCTGCGCGTTACCAGCAGCATTGGACAGCGTCTTAACGACTGTTCCGGCAGGAATCAGCACTGATCCCGACGTGGAGGTAGGTCGAGAGAACGTCACTGTCCCGGTTGCCTTCGATGCTTCCGGCCTTGAGAACTCAGATCCGAAGTGATCGATAGCGAGCTTTTCTAGTTCGTCCGTTCCACCTGTGATTTCTGGACCGTTTGCTGTGTCAAAAAAGGTTTTGGAAAACTGCTCGACAGTCGTCGTATTCAGCTCTGAGACTGCTACAGACACCACGCCAGCGATTAAATCGATAATCGATCCCTCGCTCGTGTCAGTCAAATCAGGACGAATGGACTGAAGCTCTGTGATGAATAAGTCGTATAATTCTTGCTGGCTTTTAATCGCCATCCTTATCAGCCCTCGAACGGAATAAATGTCAGGGTTTGAGCTTCGTCATAACCGACCAGCGTCAAACTGATTTTGATTAAAATCTGTCCACTTTGGTTATCGTCAAACTCAAAGGAAATTCCATCCACGCTCTTCACCCGATCATCGAGTAAAAATTGCTCCTCGATCGCGGTAGCGATCTTCCGCCTGGTCGCCAAGGTGTTTACGGAATTCTGGTAGAGCTTGATTCCCACTCCATAGTTAGGACGATGAATAAGAGAACCGGGGATTGTCAGTAATCTGCGATATAAAGCCGCTTTGACATTTCCGAGTCCGTCAACCAGGTCGATATCTCCGGTAGCAGTCGCGACCAGGTCGCCTTCGAACGCAATGTCTGACCTATATGTATCCGTAGCCATTAGCTGATACTCCCGGTTCCAGGTCCAGTAGTCGCTCCGGTTTGAGCCGCTGGGCCACCGGTTGTAGACACAGGAATTCCCGACTGCACCGTCACGGTAGCACTCGATGTAATGTGGTCAATGACCGCCTTGGCTATCGCTTCAGCAAATTTAGACTGCACCTCGGAGTCTTCCGGACTCCCGTATGCACTTTGAAGCTCCGATACAATCTTTGATTTTAGCTCGGATACGCTTAACGCCATAACTCTATGCACCTCCGCGCTCTGTGTACGCAATCTGTGAGACAATGTTGGTAGAATTATCGGTCAGATATTTTGATTTATCTGATTCCAACTGGCTTTTAATCGCAGTTAGATCAGCCGCCAGAGCAGGAAATGTCGGCGCAGGATTACCCGGAGCCCCGGAAACACCGATTGGCCCTGATATGATCTTCTGAAGAATCGAGTCGAGCTTCGAATACAGATCAGTCATTGCCTGGATTAACACCTGACCTAAAACTAAAGGCTCAGTCGGCGCTTGATCCGTCCCGGAAAGATTGATTTTGGTGCCCGTGATCCAAGCTGTCTTCCCGGGCTCTGCTTTCATGACGATATCACCCAGAATCGCGTTAGCTGGGATCAAATCAGAATATGAAGTCAAACGCCGAATCACAAAAGCCATGTCAAAATCCCCGTCGGCAAATGCCACGAGAACCAGGTCGGCAACCTTAGGAATCTGAAAGAATCCAGACTCCGATCCAACAGTCTCCCATGTCATGCGAGAAACAATCTCTCTCTTCTCGGGAAATAATTGAACGACCGCTTTAATATAGCTTTTGTCTTCAGCGACCGAGAGCTGCGAGATCGTCCCCAGAGCAATATGCGTTCTACGGTCTTTAAAGGCTTCTCTTAGAAATTCTATATCGATCGGTAGTGCCATCACTCACCCGCCAAAGATTTTGGAATCTCAATAAAGTTGATGAAATCCACTTTGCATTTAAACCCGTTTTCTGAGTCCAACTGATATTCGATTCTCTTCGTATAAAAAATAGAATCAAAATACTTCATGCTTTCAGCGAATACCGAGGCGACTTTTGGGCTATATCCTCGACGTTTTAAAAATGTCTCCTTTTCGGATACACTCTGAAGGCTATTGACGCCGTTTAGATCGCCCTGGTCGATAAAGATTTTAATCGGCATTCCGATCCGAAGTTTCAATATATCGAATCTTTTTCTATCAGAGATAGATCCGCTTACTACCTTGCCGTCTGGGACTTCCATCTCCTTCGTTTCTAATGATCCCTCAATTTGTTGGCGTCCGATTTCCTCGTAAATCTTCTCGCCTATCGAAATGAGGTGATCCTTGCTTGTCACATTAGCAACATTGAATGAAAGATATGGCGCGGCTTTCAGCTTAGAATCACCTGTATCAACTGGCGTTCCGTCCGGTTTCAAGGTTTGAATGACCATTTCCTTGTTAGGGATTCCGGTATCTTTTGACCATGCCGCAGTCGCTTCGGCTGGAATCTGGGCTGTCTCGACGTCTTTTTTTATTAAATTGATGGATCTAACAATGACATTGAAATTCTTCATCCGGCCAATCTTGCGCTTGTATTCAAGCTGCCTGATGTTCTTGCCATATACGAAGATTTTGCCACGGTCCTTTGAGTAGAGAACCCGAGGCTTCGATAACACGAGCCTATCAATCTCGATATAAGCGATCAGACCCGCGTGGTGAACCACTTTAGATACAACGTCCCAATAGGACATTCCAGAGTCAATGTTGATCTTCCCGCTGGTCTTGTCTTTTTCAGACCAGAATTTTGAAAGAGTCGGTAACTCGCCTGGAACCCGATTATCTAATTCAATAGCCTCTGTTTCTGGCAATGATGACAATATGCCTTTTAGGACCACGTCGAGTTTTTGCTCTACGTTCAAAGTGCCGCTAGGATACTTTCTATCAGCGAGCAGTCCGACGAAATCCCGGCCTTCCATTTTTACTGTCCGTTTAGACTCATCAAAACGGATGGACTCCTCGTCAGCGAAACCAATTAAAATGACATTATTGTCGCTGGGCTTAATTCTGACTTCTCCATCCGATCCAACCTTATTCATGTTTTCCATGAATATTTTAACACCGACCGCTCGAATAGCCCGTGGATCAAATGGGAAGTTTTTGTAATCAATCTCCAGACTGAAAGTGCTCGCTTGTGTGTATTCGTTAATGTTGACGGTAACATTCCGACAAATAATCGGAAGCTCGTAAACTTTATCTAGCGAAGAACTCTGAGAGCCAAAATTTTCCCACCGAACTCTCAGGACTACGCATACCTGCGGATAATACACTCCCATGCCATGTTATCGTTTAGAGCTTGGGAATTTCTAGTACCTGACCTGCTGTAATTGTCGTCGACTCTAACTTGTTATGAGCCTTGATTTTCGACCAATACTCTGAATTATTATAGTATTTCATCGAAATGCTTTGCAGGGTTTCACCGTTCTTAACCAAATGGCGCACCAATGGAACCGACTTAGCAAGCAGCTCAAATCGCTTCTGTAGCTGTGCCATGATCGATTGCAGCGAGTAAATATTTGAGACAGACAAGTTGATATGCGCCCAGTTTTTTATCTGTGCTGCATTGTATTCAGCCGATGAAAATCCAGGTATCGGAGCCATGTTTTTAATAGAAAGATACATGAAGTTGATCTTTCTGGCTGTCACCGAGAGATAGGATCTATAAAAGCGGATCATCCCAATGGCGCGATTGGCAGAATTTTGAAGCGCCTCAACATCGGATATAATTCCATCGACAAAGCCCGTGATCTTTCCCACTGCGCTAGAAATGCCACTGATGTAGCTATTGAGATCATCGACCAGGTTTGTGGGCATTGCCGACGGTATGTTTGACATTTCATCTAGTGACTTTGTTAGCTTCTGTGAAAGCTCGCGACTTGCCACGATCGGATTTCCGTCATCGATCGCGAATTTGTACCCGACCGGAGGCTTTAATCCGACTATCGCAAATTTCATCTCGTACTCGATTGACGAAAGACGGCTCAGTTTGAAAGCTGTCTCTTCCATAAATCCATATCGGACCCATGTTCCAAGCTGGATCTTGAGTAGATTTCCTCTCATGCGGAGCGAATCAATCTTTTCTTGAAACTCCACCGCTGCTGTCTGAAGTTCGGAATCTCTAAATCGCTTAGTCTTAAAAACACCTTTGATCGTCTGGTCCGACTCACGAGAGCCCAGGATCTGCACAGCCGGTTCGTTGCTGCCCGGATAATAGTCTTTAACAACTTTTTGAGTCCCGCCAAATTCAAACGGAACGTGAGGCATAAAAGCCCCGTTCAACGCGACACTATCGACCTCTTTTCCATCGATAATCTCTGTGATGAGGAGTCCTTCGTCAAAATCGTTACCGAGGAAGTCGGTTCGGACTACTGCCTTAGAACTAATAGAACCAAGGAGTCCACTGGAGCCCTGTACACTGTTGCCTCCGAGAAGAAATCCCATTAGCGACCTCCAGCATAGGCGAAGCTCATTGAACCATTGCGAGCCTGGCCTGGATTGGCAGTAGTCTTTTTGATCTGCTCCATTAGCGTGAAAGCGATCCGGTCCGGCTCCATCTGCTCTTTGAACTGATTGTTGATGTTGATGTTACCGACGTTCGTAATCTGCTGCGATACGGGCTTCTTAGCCTCGGGATCTAAGTATGGAGCCATGTTCTCGCCGTAGATTTTCTTCGTTATGTCGTCAATCGGACCCATGAAAGCACTCAAAATGCCTTTGGGGTTTTTCAACATATCGCTCGAAGTTAAATAAGCTAAAGCTGACGCAATGGCTTCTGGGATCTTGAGAATAGCGCCAATGAATGTTTCGACAATGGTTAGCCCGTACACGAGCTGGAAGATTTTGTCATTGATCCAGTCGTACCACATCGCTTCCGAGAACATGAACTTGATATGCTCTGCAATAAAGTCTTTCACCGCTGAGAATGGAGCGGCAAGCCGACCAAAAGCGATTCGGAGCCCGTTTAGATTTCGAGCGAAGAGTTCCAACTGAGCAGGAGTCTTTTTAAAGTCGTCGATGTTAGCGAGCGCCCTGGCTTCGCTGAAGATCGAGAAGAACCAGGTCAAGGCTGCTCCAGTCGCAAGAATAGTCCCTATGACCGGAAACATAAATACAGCAATGATTGCAGCAAATGCCGCAGCCGTCACTCCCGCAGCCTTTGCCATTGCCATAGGTTGTCTGTCAAAAATGTCGATCAATGCGACGACGGCTCCAGCCGTGACAGAAACCCACGCTCCAAAGGGCTTGGCAATGATTCCAAGCGATTTCAAAGCACCTCCGAGACTACCAATTAACGCTGTGGCCTCCATCACATGAGCCGCAGATTTTACGTCCCGTTTCAAATTTTCTACCGAGTGAAATCGCAAGTATGCTTCTTCCGGAGAGGAGGCAATGGCCTGGATAAAATCTCCTAGTTGTAGCGAGATCGCCGTTCCATGCTTAGCTAAAACCTGATTAGCCTGATAGACGGCCTGGCCGACAATGTTTGAGATAGATGAACCAATACTCCTAAAGACCGAAAAAGTACCATAGAGCTGATCTTTCAATACCTGCATCTGAGCTGTCAGGCTTCTCGCGTTAGCCTCGACAATCTTGGCATTGCTTCCAAACTGAGAGAGAGCGTCGGTCAGCAATTGGATTCGCTTGTGAGAATCAAGCTGATTGAACTTCTGCATTCCCCCTTGCATCTTGTAGGGAGCAAGAGCCTGTGTGTCTGCAAAAAGCCTGGTGGTGAACATATCATTATTAGTTCCGCGACCCATGACCAGGTCCACCAGTTGATTATAGTATGCGCCGGGATCGACTCCTAAAATCGGAGCAGCCTTGAGATAAAAACGAGAAAGATCTATGGAACGATGGAGAGATGCGTCCTCCAGTCCTTTTGTTTTCGGAGCTATCGATTCACTGACAGTCTTTGGGAAAGCAGGAACGGGAATAGAAGACTTTGGAAGCTCAATCGAGGTTAGCTTCTGAATCTTAATTGGCTCAGCAATGATATCCGCGACCGCGGGCATTGCCGAAAGTGTAGCGGACAACATCTTGGTTGTATTCAGCATTGTCTGAGCTGGAAGCCCAAACTCGATTGCTTTTTCCTTGATTCTGGTCATCGCATCGTCAGCGGCAAGAAAGCCATCTTCGATGCTATTTACCATGTGATTGGAGGCTAGAATGTTTGCGAGGGATCTTTGAGATGCGTTAAACTTCTCGCTGGCCTCGATCATCGTCCAGAGAGATCCGAGAACACTGGTGGTGCCGAGTCCCATAGTTCCAAGAAACCCGACACCAACCCCCATTATTGCGCTTCGAGCTTGGAATGCGGAAGCACTGAGATCGTTTAGACTTCCTTGCAGAGTCTCGGAACCAAGAAGAGCTGCGCCAATGTCAAATCGAAATTCGGTTAGAACATGGAAAACAGCGGCGTTCATCGGTCCCCCCCTGATTCGGCCTCAATAATCCGTTTGAGCTGATCGCACACGATTCCAAACTCCCACGGCGTCAGGTCAAAAATATCTTCGGGGCGAAAACTCGTGTAACGGCAAACCCACGTTATTGTGCGCCAGAGTGCTTCTGCATCTCGGTTGCCGTTACTTTGGCCTTTCCCACGAGCTGACCCATAAACTCATTTGCGGCCATGTACTCAGAGGGAGAAAGAATCTCATCGAGATTTTCTTTCTCATTTCCGCTCAGAGTCTTGCCATCAATAGATACCATGAGATTCTTCAACAACTCCTGTTGCAGACTCATCTGAAAGACAAACTGGTTGTCGGAGGATTCGCGAGCAGCAGCCTTTGCTGCCATATTCATGTCACGGATCTTCAGTTCCCTAAAACCAATCCTCTTCCCGGTGTCTAAAGTAATTACTGTCAAATCTTTCTTTTCCATCTCACTTTTCCTTTGTTGATGGTTGTTGTTTAGTTAGTTATCGACCTTTGTGGCGGGGATGACAGGAATTGAACCTGCACCTCTCGCGAATGGCCCCTTAGCGCGAGTGCTCTTCCGTTATGCTACACCCCCGACGCCACAAAATTAGAGAGCTTGCCGCCCGGAACACTGAAATTCGAGAGTCTTTGTCATCTTCTCGTTCAGACCGGACTGTTTGCGGCTCATTTTAAACTGGCAGTCATAATAGACGTAGCTCTGCGACGTTCCGTCTGCGTAGTTCTCGGTTGTGACCATCGTGTAGTCACTAACCCCAATCCCATTTAGATTAGCAGTGACTAGCGCGTCAATGAACTTGTCTACTTCCGCGTTCTTTACCTGCATCTCCAAGCTCCCAGACCATCCTTCGATTGTCTGATCGCCTTCTGGAACTGCGCGACCCACATAAAAGGTTCTGGAAAAACTCGAGTCCTGTTTAATATCGACCGATGTAATATCGACAATGCCCACGACCGCGCCGTCCTGAAACAGTTTGATCGTGCCCTGGTGTCCACGAATTGATGCACTCATTTTGTATTCTCCTATTAGCTTTCAGTCACAACCACAGATTCGCCAATCTGGGCATTCAACACGATATAGCGCATCGAGCTATAGATGCGTTGATACCAGAGAATCTTGAACATACCAGCCGCGATCGAGTCATTCGTATTAAGCGATTCGGTATCGATCAGCTTAGCTTTGCCGCCAACTACTTCGCTGTCCTTCGGAAGAATCCCGGACTGCTCCAGACTTGTAACAAAGGCTTGCAATGCGCCCTTAACCAGAGTCCGGTTTTCCTTCGAGTTCACAGCGTTCTGGTAGTTCTTGAGGAACTTTGCTGCGCTGTTAGTCAGAAAATCTGCCATGCGTCTACGAAGGATCATGACTTTAGAAGTGTCTACGATCTGAGTCACGACCCCAGACTTCGGCTTGATGCCGCCGAGATCCGCGTCGAGTTCGAACCCACACACCCCGGCGTCTTTAAGTTGAATGAACTGCGCCTGGCTCATGTATTTTTTTAAGCCAGTTGCGCCATACATGAAGCCGGTATTTTTAGCATAGGCTGGATCGATGTTTGGTGCAGTCTGAGAGATGATCGATGCGAGCCACGACGCAGGATTAGTCATTGTCGGGACGCCAGCGATCGTCGTCTGAACCCAAGGATAGGCATAGATGACACGGCCCTCGGTGTCGCGATAATCTGCGACGTCAGCAATCACTTCCGCGATCGTCTGCTCTTCTGGACCGCATACAATACACATCTTATCTTGGGTCACTTGGACATGAGCCTTCAAATAGCCGTTACGGGTATCGTTGTACTCATCCAGGAAAATGACATTCCCTGCGCCTTGCTGCTCAGCAACGGCAATAGCGGTTTCGTAATCGCTGTCTAATACTGCGCCAGCAAGACCGCTGCCTTCGACGCGGATGATCTTCAATCGACCGAATTTTTTATTTTTCAGAGCCGTAAACCCATTACCGCCTCCGAAAATCTCAGCCATTTCAGCCATAGATCCTACTTCGGTCAGCTCATTGAAAGGACCGTCCGTGAATTGCCCGACCAGAATAGCTACGTTAGCAGCAACACCTGCCACATTCGGAGCCGGTGCCGATTCATTGATAATAATGCCATCGACGTCATCAAAAGCCGTCGGATCTGTCGTTCTAAAGATACCCATTTTTATGTCTCCTCAAATCGTTTTTTCGGTTTCCGGCTCCGGTTCAAAGGGACTCGGAATGTTTGCGGGTAGTTCTAAATTGTTTTCGATTGTCTTAATGACGTAGTCTACTTTTTCAAACAGAGCGTGTAGATCTGCCTGAACATCGACTAAGATCCGCCATTCGTTTCTTTGAGAGGCGGCTTCGTCTTCAATGAAACGATAACTTTTTGCGTAAATGTGAGCCCATTCCCCATAATAGTCGTCAAGTTTTAGATTCAAACCAACCATTTCAGGATCAGGATTTAAGATTTGAAGGACGCTCTCTGCTAGTTGATGGCGATGCGGCCTGGTCGACGTCCAGATATCTAGTTGTAATGAAACTTCATAGATTCCAAAAATCTTTGTGATCGTCTTTTGCGGATCTGATCCGGTCGTGCGATCAACTTTCTTCACAACATATGGCGAACCAGTGAGAAGTTTTGGATCGCGAATAAAAATGCTCATTGCCGGATACTGAAGTTTTTGACTTGGAGCCGGAAAGCCCTCGATGACACTATTCAGTGCAGGAATCCCTGCCTTGAAATAGGCGATAAGAGCCTTGGATAGTGCTTCGGTCATCCCTTTAGCCAAATTTCAGATACTCCTGTCTTATGTTGTCGATGATTTGTGGAATCCTGTCCTCCAGGATGTGCCTCGGAGCGATCCCCTCGCGAGCGATCTTCTCTTGTGTGTATTTTGCGAGCGCCCACACCTGGTCGGAATATCCCGTTTCAGGCTGCGACGGATCTTGTAGGACGCGCTTTGCCCATGCCAAAAGAGGTCGAATAGGTGGAGTGAAGGGACGCGCTCCATATTCAATAATAGCCGCGTGTGGAGCATAGTTTCCAAGAACTGCGCCGAACTCCTCCTCGGTAAACGACCAGGACTGAGCGTAGAGTCCAGTGTCCACAGGCGAAGCTTCAACGAGCATTGGGATCGATTTTGCGATCCCGAGGACAGTAGCATGGCGAAGATGATCGATCTGCGACTTTGTGAAGACCTTTAACTCCTCAACCAGCTCTTGCATATTGACAGTTTTGGATTTCATCCAAGACCCGTCTTGTTTTTACGTTTTGCTTTTGATCTGGCTTTCATATAACTTTTTTCATTCAAACCAGCAGTTTTATATCCAAATCGACCACCAGCTATCGCGCCAAGTCCATATCCGGCTACAACGGTTGCAGCACCCAACTTGCCTTTAGGCATCGGAGCGGCGGCCAGAAATCCAGCAGCGCCTCCAGCTAAAGATCCAAGAGTCGCCCAACCAAGCGTACTAGCAAATTTAGAAGCTACCGAAGATTCTTTATGAACCTGATTCAAGGTTCTTCTGTGAACCTCATTCTTGCCCATTGCTTTTGACTGTCTAGACCCTGATCCTCTAGATTTTTTATCTTTTATCGGAATAATCTTTCCATTTTTTCTAATGAATTTGACATTTCCAGGCATTGTTTAACACCAGTTTTTATCTACTCATTTATACGTTTTCAGTATCAATACGGTGGCTTGAAAGCTTTTCTAGGTAATTTAACATTGTACATCACTGGTGCTGCAGTGGCTGCACCTCCGATTGTTGCACCTAGTACTCGTGAACCCAGATGTTTCAAATATTCTTTAAACTTATCGCCAGCAGTACCTTTGATATCAGTTGCCTTTTTAACAGAATAGACTTCCGCTGCGAGATTGAGGCCCATAGCCGCTAGTCCTACTTTTCGTCCAAACTTAAGCGCTCTACCATTACCGAGTTTCATACCGGCTTTGTGTGAGGCAACGGCTACAGTATGTAGACCTCCAATTACAGCGCCCGCAACGCCTTGTGCAATATATGACTTGGTATTCGATTGCTTGATAGGAACAACTCTTCCATTAATTCTAACAAATCTAACTCCATTGGTATTCATTTTTATCCCCTTTCTATTGGTTTGTAGAAACTTTTCGTAAAGTTATATTCCAGCAAAGCAACTTCTCTTCGACATGAATCACTCTATATAGATCCTTACCTACTTTGTAGAATCGCTCGATCGAATGTGAAGAGGAAGATCCGTCAACTTCAGATCGCACTGGAAAGCTCTGCTTCGAAATCCACTTGAGTCGAATATCTCCCATCTGAACAGCGCCACCTTCGCGGACTCGATAATCTGCCGAATAATCGACGATACTCGGGGATGGAAGTAACGGAAGCTCAGAGTCCCGATAACTTCCATCCCCCGGTTCGGTACCAGTCCACTTCCTTGTGACAATGGATACCGGCTGCTTCGAAGCGCCCAATTCATCGCGAATGCTCAAAATCGGGTTTACGGTCTGCCGTAAGTCGTCAACTAAGCTCATACGAGAATGGCCCCAACGAAACCACCTCTGGAACGATTTGGTATACCGAGCAGAGAGGATAAATCTGAAATAACTCGATGTTTCTCTGATTTTAATACTTTGTGTGAACCCTCAAAAAACTCGATATCATCGATGCGTTTGATTCCGGCTTGCGATATCTTTGCTGAGAGCTGGGAGTCGATTGCGTCCAATTGATCGAGCAGTGCTTCAACTTCTGTCACAGCGTCGTTTCCAACTTCATCTAATCGCTTAGACAGGAGATTCGAGTAATCCAACGAGCTTGGATCGATGGAGCCGAACGGATAACCCAACAACCTAAGAATTTTGAGTTTTTGAGCATCCGCTAACATGGTTCATCCCTTTTTTTTAGTGGTCGTCTTTTTGTCTTCAGACGGCTCTTTCTTTTGCTTTTCTTTCCGCGCCGCCTCATCTTTCATCCTGCGACGTGACATTGTTGCACCCATAGCTTTTCCTTTCTGGGTTTAAAGAGGATCGGAAAACGAGGGGAAAAGGCCCCGCCCTCCGATCCTCACTTTTTGCGATCTTCCCCGCTGGAGATCGCTACCCCTTACACCGCTGCTTGGCTGGTCGCGAAGACATTGCGAATAATTCGCTTGTCCTGCGATGCCATTTTTCCGTGCAGCGAAAGCACCCCGTACCACATTGTCGCGGAGACAATGTTCTGGCGGTACAGAATGTCGCGATCCATTTCTGGCTTCAAATCTTCGGCCATGTAGATACCGAAAGGATTAGCTTTGAAACAGAATGTAGCGAAAGCCTTCGTTCCGTCGATCGGAGCAAGTTCCGGCATAGAGTCGAGAGTGAAGACAGCCATACCGAGCATGAGGCCCTGATAGCCCGGGATTCCGTACATTGGCTGAGTCGCGTCAGCCTTGAGGAAGCCCACGGTGGAGTCCTTCATCATATCCAGGAAGCAAAGAGAGTGCATGGCGACAGCAATTGCTGCCTCGTGCTTGTCTCCGAAGCCGAGGATCTTGCCTTCGAGCAGGTTGTGGACCTTGCAGACACCCGCAGCATCCGCGGCAACGTAGCCAGCAGAATACTTACCGGCGGTATTGATCTCAGTGATAATGTCAGCGTCGACTTTTTCAGCGAACACGCGAGCGATCTGGCCCTGTGCTTCGCCTTCAGGATTGACTTGAGCAGATTTGCGTTTGTTTTTATCAGTCCAAGCCACGGCCTTACCGACTTCTTTCACCGTGACACTGAAAGCATCATCGACCAACTTGTCGACGGCCAGAGCTGTGTCTTCACCTGGCTCCTCGGCTGCACCAATGGCCTTATAGTAAGGGAAAGTGACAGTTTCACCAGGAGCAGCAGTCAAAGTTCGATCCATGAGAGCGAGCTGTCCCAGAGCCATTTTGCGATCGAAGTATGCCGAGATATGATCGGACCATACTTTAGGAATAAAACCAACATCAGCGGCTTTTGCGCCGTTAACTCCACCGTAACCCATATTTAACCCCCGTTAGATAAGCCGTTTCTCTTTCGCTTCTCGAAAGAGCTGTTTATAAAGCTCCTCATTCTTCACAAAGAGTTCGGTCTTTTCGCCTACAGTCATCTTTGCAAATGCCTCGACTGAGACACCCGATGCCTGATCGGAGTTGGGGCGACGGTCTGTACTCAAACCTGTTGAGTTCATCCCTTTGCGACCACCAAACTTTTGCACTTCCTGGACAATTCCCAGAATGTCCTCTTCAGTGACTTCTTCGCCTTCGTCTAGTCCGTCAAATCTCTGCGCGAGAAGAAAACGAAAATAGTTAGAAGACTCTCCCGAAATACCGTGCTCCATAGCAAGTTGAGAGATTCCTAATTCTACCTGCAGAGCTTCGTTTTGAGCATGAAGAGCTACCGCCATTTCTGCCGGATCAACCTCTTCTTCCTCTCCACCAAACGCTGCTTTTAATTTATTGAGAGTGCCATCCATCGTAGCCAAACGAGAATCCAGTTCTCTATTTTTGGTGCGATGTTTTGCATTCTCCGCTCGAAGTTTACGAATCTCTTCCTCTGCCTTTTTAGGATCGGAGAAGATCGTTGTATCTTCCGAGTTATTTACACCCTCCTGACCTGCATTCGGGTATTGAGCGTCATTTCCGCTATAGTTTGCGTTATCAGCACCAGGCTGAATGCCGTCTTTATCTTTTCCAGAGTCCATCTGAGCTGCACCAGGCATTCCCATAGACCCTCCTTTCTTTTCCTTGAAGGAGTGATCGACTCTTTGAGATTTTATGTCTGATTTATTTATCCCAACCAGGACGGTATGGAATCATGATAGCCCGATCGTTGGGACGATTCGGAGGATACATATAAGTGACGGTTTTGCCAGTCGAGTTCTCGACGAATGGCTCATCAATTGGCACGACCGGATTATTTCTGTTAAGTCGCTTCGAATCCTCTCCAGTCCTTTTATCCATAGGATGATAGAGCGTCTTCATTAGATCCGGAATGCTACCATCGCGGGCTCTTTGCATTCCCCGGAGCTTGCCAAAAGAATACAGTCCCATTAGCTCGGTACGAACTAGCCTAGTCAGTCGCCATTCTTCGGCCATAAAAAATTGACCGATACGCTGAACCACTTCGCCCATGCTGATCTCTTCGATCGCGGCCTGGGTAAGTTGCTGCGCGAACATTGATCGGATAGAGCTCGAATAGGCTTCCATCGATGAATCGTATCGGTTGAAAAGAAAATTTGAGGCGTCTGCCGCCACGGACACTGTGTCCAGTGATATAGGGACGACCGCGCCCGTTAATTCGCTTTCAAACCCCTTAAGCTCATTAACCAAATGCTCCACTCCAAGCTCCGCCATGCTCGGAGCATAATCGCGCATCCCTCCAGAAAGGGATCTTTGCATCTCAGCAATACCAGCGTCGACCTGAGCAAGAGCGCCAGCAAGCCTCTGAGCCGTGAAAGTGCCAGGAGCGACGGTGTCGAGCCTATCCCGCATCGAGCGCCTGGCGTTCTGATAGAGCTTTAGGATCTTCTCGGCCTGGTCGTCTTCGAGCTTCCGGATCTGTCCGACGTGAGAAAGAATGATCCCCTCGACTTGTGAGTTATCTACAAAATCAGCCATAGCTAAGGTTTAATGAACATTCTGAAAGCCGCAGACTTTCCAGCAGCCTTCAGTGTTTTCAGAATTGTACTCTGTCTGTTGAGGTGCGCATAATATCCCAATCTCGTTCCAAAAAATGCAGCGGAAGCTGATCCACCAGCAGCAAGAAATCGCAGTGTATCGTTATTTCTAAATGTTTCGTTTTTCTTCAGAGCCTCATTAACTCCAGAACCAATAAGAGCAGCCCCTACTGTTGCAGCTCCAGTACGGAGAGCCGATGCTTGGCGACTGAATGTTTTGAAATGCTTTGTTGATTCCCGAGCAAGATCAGATGCTCCTTTTGAGCGAAAGGTCCTGACAGCGTGTTCAAACTTAGCTGCAACGTGCTGCGATCGACCGGCTAAATTCCCGCCAACTACAGATACGATCGATCCAGCCGCTAATGTCACAGCAGGATGACCACCTGATTTCTTGACTTCACTGCCTGTATTAACGCCTGAACTACGTCGGATTGGAATCACTCGACCCCGGACTCGCCTGAATACAACATCGTTCATAGAAGACCTCTTAATTTTGTAACATGGCGTCTTAGAAACCCGAGCGTATTTGATGCCGTTTTAATCATGGCTTGTCGGGATTGTTTGTTTGCCAATAAACCACCAATAAAAACAGCATTTCCAGCGGCCATATTTATAGCTTCTTGTTTTGCGCCTTCTTTTATCCGCTGTTTTAATTGTCCCTTTCCGGAATATGCTGCGGCATTGAGAGCGACACTTCCAACGTCAATTCCAGTAGTAATTGCTGTGGAAATGGCTGCTTTTTTCCATCCACCGCCAAACACTGTAGCCGCACCAATTGCACCTGATGCGATTGAACTAGCAAAACCAGCCGTTCTTAGGAACTCATTGGGCTTAATCTTTTCTCCGCTATGCTTAATTGACTTGTGAACCGCTGTGGCTCCAACAGTAACAGCCGATCCGACTGCTAGTTTCCGCATCGGAATTACTCGACCATTCTTTCTTATGAATCGAATAGTTCTATTTGCCATTTCAAATAACCATCTTTAGAACACGATTAAGTTTGCTTAGCTTCGAACCACTTGCAAGTTTGTTTTGTATTGCTGCACTAGAAACAGCGGATATTGAAAATCCAGCACCATGACCCGCGATTATTTCCTTATTGCTGGCGTCCTTTCCTCTGATTGCCTCGTATCCATTTAGTAATGAATTTCCGATCCCAATTGAACCAGCCACCAATGCGCCTCTTTTTAAGACTGTCTTGGCAAGTGCATATTTATCCGCTCGCAGTGAGAGTTTTCCAGCTCTAGCTGCAACCGCTTTTATCCTATTGACCATTTCAGCCCTGAACTTAGGAGTTGCTTTCCTTGAAATAATTCTCTTTTGCAGACGATTGGCGAGCTTTTCTGCATACTTCATATTTTTTTCAGAGAGCTTTTTTATTCTGCTTCCGTGGCTTCCGACTATGCTGGATGATTTGCTTAGACCATAGATCGAACCTGCGGCTAGTGAACCGGTCACAAGCGACTGAGCACCTGCGGATAGACGCTCTCTAATTGGTATGATCCGTCCATTCTTTCTAATGAAGCGAACTCTAGTTTGTTGAGCAGCCTCACTCATAACCAAGGTTCCTCTATCGTAGCTTTAGGATGTTCCATTTGTTTCTTAGTATGAATAGGAACAACTTTTCCATTAATGCGCCTAAAAACTACACCGTAGTTGTCGAATATTTGCCGAGTAGCTACCTTAAATTGCGTAGAACGATCCGGAAGCCCAACCCCATAGTCTTCCCCTCGTTTGAGATCCTGGATAGCACGATCGAATAACCGGAACTGCTTAGCGCCTGGCTTGTCCAATGTGCTTCGGAAGTCTTGTTTGGATCGGAATCCAAGCTCCGAATAGAACTTCGGATAAGTCGAAGGGATGCCTCGAACCTCGTGATCGATCCCATAACCGCTATGGATTCGCTTACCAGCGTCAGCCATTTCGACTTTCATATCCATAGCACCGATCTGTTCACTGACTAGCGTAGCTGCGACTCGTGGCTTTACTCCTGTCCGTGGCCCAGAGATGAGTGGGATGACGCGGCCATTTTTTCGGATAAAACGGATCTGAGGAGCGTTAGGATTCTCGCGATATCTATCGGCTGTATTCATGTCAGAATCCTCCGAAGAATGGATTTAGCTGTGGCTGAGTTGCAATGCGCTGTAATTCTTCCTCGACGTTCTCGACTCCAAAATCTTTAGCCAGCCACTTTGTCAGAGTCTCGCGAGAGATGAGACTTGCTGCGCTGACCGCAGCGGCAACTTTTACCTTTGTCCCCAGATCCTCGATCGTCTGTTGAAAGATCGGACTCCAGGACACCTCTACCGCCATGCTTTGCGGAACGTAGCCCGGGGGAATGACAATAGGGATCTGGACGCCCTGGCGATTAGCGATAAGAGTCGTGATCGCCATTTTCATCACGAGATTCTTGATGCTTTCCCCGATGTTCGGGCGAAGCTCGTTGACCAGGTCGACTAACGGTCCATGTAAAATTTCCAGTGCCTTGCCGCTGTGTGCGGAACCGACGATCTTCTCCGGATCGAGCAGGACAACCCGAGTAATGTCCTGGATGTTAAGTCGGACCTTGTCGCGAAGCTCGATTGCTCGCTCGACGCCGCCTAGATTACTCTCCAGAAATTGAGCCTTACCCTCGCGCCCCATGTTCCAGCTTTTCGTCGCGGAACGGATCAGGACAGACATTTCCTCCTCGTCCATACCGTTGATCGTAAGCTGCGGATCTTGGTTATAGCTGACCGCCTGGCTTGATTGACTCAGAGAGTAGTTTAGCTCGTCGATGAAGTCGGTAATATCAGCAGTAATACCGTAACCGTCCGGAGAGTTCGGAATCTCACAGGTACGAAACCATTCACCCTGGACGAAGCCTAATCGATGATCGAGCCGTTCCGCTTCTTGAAACGTCGGTTCGACTCCCTCGCGGTATTCTGGATTATCGTAAAGGATTTCAGATTCGACGTTCAGCTCCAGCTTGTACCATTTCTTCTTTGGATTACCGTAGTCGTCTTTGTCTTCCTTGTCAGGATAAACGTACTTGATCGCCACGGACTCCAGCTCGCCAGATGGTAAGAAGACCGGATAGCAGTATTTCGAAGCGAACCATTCGATTTTTATTGCACCGTCCGACAGATAGAATCGAACGAATACAGATCCTGTGTTGATACAGCGTCGGATCGGCTCCAAAATGCGGCTCTTGATCTTGGACTCGCGAATAATGGCTTTGATGAACTCCTGGTCATCGGGAGAATCGGGCACCAGCAATGTCGGGAATCGCTCGTCACCGAGCAGCTTTGTCGCTACTCGTTGGGAAAGACTCTTTGCAAAGCCCACCCTGAATCGAGGCTGTCTTTTCCTGACCGGGATGAAATCCCCCGACGGATCGCTCGACACGTCCCACGGCGGGAGATGATCGTATTGACGGCTCTCATAATATGAGTCGATGCGTTCCAGCTCGATATCGCGGAACTTCTTAATCATGCCATTCTGTCCGGCGGCGACATAACCAAGGACATTCTGGCGCATCTTCTGGCCTCGGGTGATCCTGCGGAAGCCGTCCATCATTCCCATTGCGTATTCTCCAATAGTGTTTTCGGCTCAGACCTAGAATCGTCTACCCCTGCGCTTTAACAAACCCATGCCAGATACAGCACCGAGGACACCGATCATTCCTCCAGACGCATTCTTCAGGTTCTGCTCGGCTCTCTTTTGCATTCCGAGCGATTCTGTAAAGCGATCCAGACCCTCGGAAGCAATGGCCTCTCCGAGAAACACTGTGCCAAGAATTCCACCGATCTTGCCCTTTGTTCCAAATCTCGACATGAATTTTCCGACCTTTTGAGATGCGCCGATTGAAAGCCCCGCACCCGCGGCCAAGAGGCCCGCGCCCATATAGTCAACTTTCTGCCTATCTTGTTTCTTTTCTTTAATCGGCACAACACGTCCATTGATGCGTCTGAAGATCATTTTTTCGGCCTCACTATTTTAAGATGACCATTTTGCTTGATGAACCTAATGCCTTTAGATTCGGCTTCGGCTATTCGCTCTGCTGGCGATCGAAGAGTATAGGCCCCATCGGAAACAGGCTTTAATCTCCATCCCTTCTTAATCAGTGCATTAGCTTTTCTAGCTGTAGATGCACTAGCCGAGATTTGAGTCCCAAACTCCATTTTTGAATACGCTTTTCGGTAGTCTTTCATGGTGGGGAATAACTCTTCCACACTAGACTCAGCGATATCCGACACTCTTATGTTTTTAAGATTAAGACTGCCCTTCGATAGATTTCTGAAAAAACCTTGATTCTTCAAATTCATGAAGGCGTATTTCGCGAAGTCTGGGACAATCTTCTGCCGATCAATAACCTTGACTCCGATATCCTCAGATTCGAAGCCCTTCCTGATCGCTCCGAGCGAACTCTCTGAGCCCTTGCGCTGCAAATAAAAGTCAGCATTCTTTAACCCTTGCTTCACACTGAAGAACTCACGGATCTTCTGAGCTGGAGCCAAAGGAGGAAGTACGCGGACCTGTCTTATCGCGAGTTTTTCAACACCTGATCGGATCGGGACAATTCTTCCTCCAATTCTTCGGAAGATTACCCGAGACAGTTTTACACTCATGGAGTGTTATCGACTAATTGATGCGACTATCTCGCTTGTCAGTAATAGATTTGATTCGCTGTACCCTGTCTATGATCTGTTCGAACTCTTTTTTAACCTCGAACTCACAAATCGGATTTCTACGACATAGCTTGATGATCGCTATTTTCCAGTTTGCGAAGTTTTCAGGCTTGGTGCAGAGCTGCCCTACCCGCTCGATCTCCCATTGGCCTTTCTCGATATCTCGCTGGTAGTCCATCTGGGTGTGAAAACACGACGCACCCAGCTCCCCCATATCGGCACACCATTCCGCGTCCGAAATCGTTACCCTCGCGCACCCGCTAAACAGGTAAACGGATAAGATCGCCCAGACGGTTTTTAAACTCTTCCTTGGCTTGCTTGATTGCATCAGGATCTCCAGCCGTCAGTGCGAGCTTCAGTTTATCAACGGACTCTTCGTAGGTTTTCCTTTGATGATCGACTTGTAGTTCGATGATTCCAAAGGAAACCACTTTTGCCATTTCATCAAAGAGTAGACCGGCAATTTTGCTCAGGATGAAAACAAAGACGGGATTGATAACCGGCCAGCCTAGAAACGGAACTACCAATATGAGTCGAGCAACAACAGCCCGAAGCGCCACCTCGAAGATGAGCCCTTTGACAATCGCGTCGACCAGGTCGTCTTGCTTGCTATTCACTCGAATTTTTCTTTTGAAACTTAGAAATGACCCAGACCAGAAATTCTCCAAGCCCTCGTACACCCGCTGGAATTAGGAGACTCCAAATCAAAAGGCTTCGTAGAGCTTGGAGAATCGAACTCATATTAGACCTTGAGAGCTGCCTTCAAGACGGCAAATACCGCATCATCTACCTGGCCCGGGATAGCTTTTGCGATCGAGTCAATCAAAGCGTCGGCCTCGATCTTGACTTCCATCATACTTGAAACGCCGAACTCAGCCTTTGCTTCGAATTTAGCGACCAGGAAGCCGCCTTTGAACTCAACATCATACTTTCCAAAAGTACCAATCTGACCTTCTGCAATATCCTTTTCCATAGAAAATCTCCCTTCGAGCGATTGCACACCGCTAGAAGATGATCGTTTCTATTCTGAAATCCTCCAGGTATCTGGGATCTTTGCCGGGATCTGAAAGTGAAAATGCTCCATTCCTACCGATACACTTCCATCCTGAGTCTTCTTTCGGAATGAATGGATAATGCACGATTGCTTCCCGTCTGGACGAGGAAACAATCTATTGATCTCGTCGCGTATCCGCTCAGCCTGATCGCGTGTATAGTAGCATCCTGTCGAGCTTTGAAACCTGGCATCAAATGCCCGACCAGCCGGATGAACTCCGGACTCTCCCTGAACCTGATCTGTCACTCGTGTAATCACCAAAGGACGACCGGCAATCTCTTGAGATAGAGAGTCCGCTTTCTTTGCCATAAACTGAAGGAACTCCGAAGTCCTTTCCAGCTGCGACTTCATGTGTTCTTCTTTAAAGATCATCTTCTCTTACCTAAATTTTATGAATAACCCAAGAAACCAGCGTACTTCCGACTGTGCTGATAATCCCCAGAATCGTAATCGTCCGAATTCTAAAGTTGTTTAGGTATGAAATTTTTTCATCGAAACTTTTGTTGGTCGCAACGAGGTCTTGATTCACTTCTTTGAACATCAGTTCGAAGTGTTTTCGCAATTCTTTAAGATCCTCGCGAATAACCGCAGTGTCCTCTTTATGCGTATCTTTTAAATCCTTCATCTCGGATTTAATATGCGCAAACTCCGATTGTTCCCATTTTTCGAGCATATCGAGCTTTGCTTCAATGGCAGTATACTCAGACATAGTAGACTCCGCGTGATGAATGGCTAAGTAATACTTATTTAAAAGACCCCGCACCGTTTCCAGTGCGGGGATTAATTAATATAGATACAATCTAATTAGCTAACCTTAATTAGATCGCCATGCAGAATATACAGATAACCTTGTGGATCTAACCCTGGATTACCGCTATTCATAACATCGGCAGAGGTCATAAGTGTGGTAACAACTCCTGCGGACGTCACTTTGCGTACAGCACCATTGTTATAATCCATCACATATAAATTCTCGCTCGCATCGCAAATGATCCCTTGTGGACGCCAGAACCTAGCAGATTCACCTGTTGCATCTGTATTTCCAGCTTGTCCAATCGATCCAGCAAACACGGTCGAATTTCCGTTCGTATCTACCTTATAGATCACATGGCTATATGAGTTCGTAACGTAGATATTTCCTGATGGAGCAAAAGCAATTCCCTTCAAATCCCACGTTCCTCGATCTGCACCAACGGTAGCAAAGTCGCTAACGGTTCCATTTGAAGAGATTTTCTTAATGCCTCCGATTGAAGCCGTATATACTTCTCCTGTTGCCGGATTCAATGTGATTCCCCACGGGGAATTAAGCATCCAACTGTCAAAAACAGTTTGATCGGACGGATTGTTAATATTGATTTTAAATACGCAATTAGATCCAACTCCGTAACAATATCCAGCAACCGAATCGACAACAACGTCTTTGAATCTGTAGGAATCCACCCACTGCTGCTGAGCCAAGGTCGTGAGCGATCCATCAGTAGCAACCTTCACCAAGCGCCAGTTGTTGTAATCTGCTACATACGCATTACCGTTTGAGTCAAAATCTACTCCCGATGCTTCTTGAGTTCCGAAGCCGGATTTATACACCTCAGTAACGCCGGACAACGCTACTGCTGGAGCAAAACCAGCAACGAATCCTACTGCACCACCGCCGCCGCTTCCACCGCTGCCAGTGCCTCCACCTTCAGTTCCACCACCGCCAGCGGGGGGGCTTAATTCTCCCGGAACAGTGTAAGAAGATCCTGTGTAAATGGCTTGACCATCGATGAAACGGAAGTCATCAATTAAACCCTTGTATCCAAACATCGTTTGGGTATCCGGACCATAGTGCCCAATCCGAATTCGACTGGATGGATAAAACTGATATGGTGTGCCCGGAGCGCCGTTTTCGTAAGTAAAGTCTTTTTCAAGAACTTTTGAACCGTCGAGGTAGATTCGGGCTACTTTACCAGCGCAAGTCAATGCGACGTGGTGCCAGTTTCCATCGGCAATCGAAACGGGTACAGAGTTATTTGATAGTCCGTAGCGACCATTATCTACCGTTATTGTTCCGGCATTTAGATAGAAATGAATGCCGCCAAAGTCATCTGGATATCTATTGCTAGAGTAATTGCTATCACCATAGAACATTGCACAAGGCCCTAAATTTCCATTCATGTAATCGGAAGTAGGCTTGAGCCACATTTCAACAGTAAAATCTCCACCGCTATAATACTGGCCGCCATTGGTGCGAACCATGTTTAATGAGCTGCTACCGTTCAGATTAACAGAGTAGGCGCCGAACTTTGCGTCAGCGAGATAGGGAACTCCGATGGTTGAAACCGTACTGCCAATGCTGTCAACAAACGGAGAAGCATTAAAATTCATCAATGCGGTCACGTTTCCAGTAATTTCAACAGTGCCACCGCCGCCGCCAGTTCCGCCGCCGCCGCCGCCGCTTTCACCACCACCACTATTACCACCGCCGCCGCCCTGGGTCTGAAATTCCATATTGAGAAGCGGAATGTCTTCAGAAGCGACTGAGAAAATGCTTCCATCGAGGTCAACAAGGAGAAGCTTTTCTAAGTTGAAAATATCAGCGGATGACTCGTGTACAATCGTCGAAGCGGATGGCTCGGTCTGACTCAAATCGAAGCTCAGGAGCTCTTTAGCTCCAGTAACTGCTCCGTCCACGTTGGCTTTAAATTCAGCAATAAGTTTTGAGATGTTAGCCACATCGCTGAAATGAGCGTTAGCCGCGACCGAAGGAAGTGTGAAGAGAGTAGTTTTATCAAGAACGACGCTAAAGGATTGGCCTTTAGTCATATTGACCGGAAAAGTGAACAATGACATCGTAATAGCTCCTTTGTTTTAGAAAACGGGGAAGGATCGCTCCTCCCCCGTCTGGACTGATTGATTAGACTTTAAAAGCGTACTTCACAAACAAAGTGTCGCCTTCAGCGAGAGCCATAGCTCCAGCGAGCAGGTCGCCAGTCCAGGTCATCTTGGTCTTGCCGCCGACCACAGAGAGATAGAAGTCATCACCTTTGTGAATAGCGATACGATCCACGAAAGCATTGACACTCTCGTCAACAATGAGCTTGTCCAGCATTACATAGCCGTTGGACATATCAGTTGCGCTCAAAACAAACTTTTCCTGTTTGAATTGAACATGGTCAGCTTCGAGCAAAGCAACGCGACCATCGAGAGCCGAGTCCGCAGCTTCCCGGGCTGCAACCTCCGTCGCCATCAAACCATCGGCGTAGCTCTTGGCTTCGGCCAGGTTGTTAGCAACAGTCGAGGTCAACGCTGCCGCTGCTGACTCATCACTGGCAAGTTGATCGGCAATCTCTTTGAGAGTGTCGAGCATTGCAGGAGCGCCGCCGATCAAATCAGAAATCTTCTGATCGGTGTAGCTCTTGGAATCGTTGAACTTGCCGTCTACATAGGTCTTGGTAGTCGGATCTTGCTCCAAAACAGCGATACGAGCGTCGAGTCCAGATTCAACGCCTTCAGCGCGAGCCTGTTCCGTAGCTACGAGGTTATCGGCATAAGTCTTTGCACCGGCAACCTGGGTATCAACGTATGTTTTTTTTACAACGTCGGTTTCGAGGCTCGTGATCCGACTCTCATGGTCAGCTTCCACGCCCATAGCGCGGGACTGTTCTTGAGAAACCAGTCCTTCAGCATAGGTTTTTGCACCAGCGACTTCGGCGTCAACATAGGTTTTTTTTACGACGTCGGTTTCCAGGCTTGTGATCCGGGTTTCGAAACCGGCTTCAACCCCTTCCGCCCGGGAAATCTCAGACTCAAGGTCTGCGCGAAGAACATCTTCCACGGCCTGAGCGCGAAGAACCTCGGCCTGGAGATCAGAATTGATCTGATTTTCAATCCCCTGTGCGCGAGCAATTTCAGCGGTCAGATCGGAACGAAGCCCTTCTTCAATCCCTTGAGCGCGAGCAACTTCGGAGTTGATAGCAGACTGTAAAGTTGCTTCAACGCCCTGCGCACGGGACTGCTCTGCAGCAACAATCCCATCGGCATAGGATTTAGCAGCAGATTCAGCCTGGTCAGCTTCGCTCATGATGTAATTCAATACATCCTGGTCTAAAAATTTCTTTTTAATTTGTGCCATCAGTCACTCTCCCCTTTTAGAAGTAAACAACCTGAAGACGATCATTCGCATCCAGGACACCGTCCAACCGCATCAGATCCCAAGACACTCTGTTTCCAATGACAAAGAAGTCCAAACCAATAAAAGTTGGACCAGCTCCGTCAACGAAGACCAGTGTTCTGTTCGGATGAGTTGGTGCATTGCTGAGAGTTATCGACTTTTCGAGGACCATTTCCTCGTTCAATAAAAATTGTTCTACATAATAGCCGTTGAATCCAACCGGACCTTCATAGATGCGAATCGTCTGAATCGGATTTTCCGGAAATGGAACGACGTTTAATTCTTCGAGCGGAATCTCCGTGGCATACAACTCAGTCATCTCGTTACCTCGGGAGATACTTGAGCGACGCCTTCAAAAAGCCTGATGATTCTTCCGTCTGGGAGTTCTAGTTCCATATCCCAACAATAATTTGTGTAAATCTTTTGGTAACTCGTGGCCTTCGAGACAGGAATGTTCGAAGTTTCGACAGCCGGGGCGAATAGACTGATTCTGCCCTCGGGTCCGGCAATGTAGATGCTAAACTGTAGCAATACATTTTTGTCTGAATATGTTTTTCTGACCTGGGCGCGAGCGACCGAACCTGTCAGGTCATACGGGTTTCCGTCTGCTCCGTTGATTTGGTAGGATTTTGAAAAATCCGCACCCTGCTCGATGATTAAGTCTTCTCGTGTCGCAGCCATACCCTCTTATCGACCTCCGAGCGCATTCAGGCTACTTATCGCCGCTGGCTTGTATCTGTTATGCGCGAGGCTCCAAAGTTGCTCCAGGGCATCTGGGCAGTCGTCATGAGCCCCGTTAGGAAATTCCTCGTGCTGGCGCACAAACTCGTGAGATAAAGCCCGATTAAAAACGATCCATCCGTGATTCACCTTTGGCTCTAGCCGGAAGATCCTCTCCCGTTTGTTTTCAGTTTGGACGCAGTCATAGAAAGGGATCGAGATCCTGCGCTTCTCCTGATCTTCGATCCTTTTCTTTTCATCTATGATGTTCGGCAAAAGCAGATTTCTGTACAGATTTGTCTCGATCGAGAACTTTTCATATTGAAAGCGATCGTTGAGATCAAAGATCGACCGAATATAGGAACTAGGTGGAGCCCTCTTTGTCATGTCGTGATGAATGAAGAGTCGTTTGGATTTGGTGTGAAGATAGCCGGTCAAGATACAGGTAAAGTCACCCATTTGCTTCTGAGCGCCCTGTCCCGTCGCAGGATCAATGCACCCAATGGATACCAGTTCCTCGCGAGGGATCAAAGAAGATGAGGATTCGATCAGAAGACCCTTCGGTGTCTCCTTGTACCAGTGAAAATTCTGGAAAATCTGCTCGTCTGTACCCTGGGGATCGTTTTGCTTCTCTTTCATGAAGGCTCTCCGTCCTATCTCCTCCAGATCCATCATGTGTTCCAGGTAGTTTTCTTTTGCGTCCCATAAGACCTCCGTTCCTTTGAGCATTTCATCTTGATTTTGTTTAAAAAATTCTCGAGATTTTTCTATTCGATCAGAATCTGAAATGTTGCGATAGATTTCACCCCATTGATTCCATAGATCCTGCCGCTCAGACCAGGAGATGATCGATTTAAATACACGTCCAGAGTAGGAAGGGTTTCTGAGAAGTTTTGCGAGCAGCGAATCTTTGTGCAAGACAGTGCCTACAAATTCAATGTTCGTTCCCTTGTCTCCAGCCTTCGTAACATCCTCGAAAAACCATGTTGCAGTTTTGTCGCGAATCTTCTCGTTATAAACTTCCTCAGAATACTCCACGTCATCGGCCACGATTTTAGTCGGCCTGGATTCACCAATTCGTATCCCTCGAACTTCTGAGCCACGGCCAAGCGCCGCGAAAAACGTCGTCCCCTTATCGCTATGAACAATAAACTCCGATTCGCCCGCTTTTTTAGTTGGAAAACGAACTCCGAATATATCGCTGAGATCGCTATTTGACAGAATTTCAGCCCGGATATCTTTGAGCTTCTTATTTGCAAGAGGTGTTGTTGAGCTAATGATAAGGATGAATTTCTCCAATCCATAACAGACGTCATGAATCGGCTTGATGAGTGTGGCGAGCGTACTTTTTGCCGAGCCACGAGGTGCAGCGCGTACTCGACGGATGTTTCTTTCGCCAAACTGAAAGCTCGCGAACATATCCCGATGAAAGGAATTAAAAGTCCTAGTGCAATAGTGCGGAAAAAAGAGAGTAGCGAATAACTCAAGATCCGTCGCGCACCGAAGCCTAATCAGCTCCAGACGCTCCTCCCTGTTCTTTTTTGCGTCTAAAGTATTCTGAAAGTCGCTCAATGACAGCCGACCTATCTCTTGAATCAGTTCTGTTTCCGTCATCCCACAATCCTATCAACTTGCCCAATAGCTCCAATGCTTTCAACCGTTGGGAAGCGGCAGTCTTGACTGTTAACTTGCTCATACCTGGACCGAGGTTGATCTGCTCGATGGAGTCCAAAAATTTGAGCGCCTGGTCGTCCAGCTCATCCCGCGGAATGAGAGTCATATTTCCGCGATCGTCCCAATCCGCGATCATTCCGAGATGTCCGAACGCGACAGCAGAAAGCGCCCTGACAATATCCTCGCGTCGAATATCAAACTTCGCCATTGTCCTGGCCTGTTCATACACAAGGACTCTTTTGATTTTAGGTTTTTTAAGCAATTGAGAGGCTTGGGAATCTGCGCTTTTCTCGGAAAATCCCGCGGCTCTCGCGGCGCGTCCATTGTTACCGTCGATCAGCCATTCCCGAAGGAACTCGGCCTCCATATGGGTTAGCGCGGCCCAGAGTTCTTTTCTTGTAACATTTTTTGACTTCATCCAAAAAAATCCATCTGTGATTCAGAGTCGCAATATTTCGGCTCCCACGAGTCCAGGTCAACCGCGGGACGATTCCATCCGATCGAAAATCCGTAGATGAGCGACTGATCCATGTCTGGAATACCAAATCTGTCCGCGAGTCCGAGCGCCCAGATCACTTGTCTCATTGCCATCTCTTTTTCTCCGGGAGTCGACTTGAGCTTTTCGACTACACTCATCACCAGTTGTCCGGATCTTGCTCGCGACAAACCGAGGATCACCCCGATTTCGTCGATCGAAAAGCCTCGAAGCCATTTGAGAAATGCTAATAGCGACTCATCCGACGATGCGAGCCGAGCTAATAGATCCCACCGAATTTCGGATCGCTCTTGCCCCGGCTGCATATAGACGCCATTCGCGCCCAGCACCTGCTCCAGATCGATATCCGAGTTATCCGCGCTCGTGTAGCTTTCTCGTGTTCTCATTTTGGACACGTTACGGCTCCCGTGTTCTTCTTCCTTCGCAATGCTCCACCGCTCTTCCGCAAATCCTTTTCCAAATTTCAAATAGTCGAGGACCGCACCACGAGAATGATTGTAAACAAAACTTTTCCACCCAGCGTTCGCATCGAGCTGCGGATACGCTTCGATCACTCTTAGAGCTGCGTTTTGTTGCATTTCCTCTTTTTGCTCGAACGGAGCATCAGCCGCAAACTGACCGATGAATTTCGCGACAATCGGCTTTGCGTATGCCAATACTTCCTGGATCGAAGGCTTCTCCATGCCCACTTCCCTCCATAGACGTGTTCGAACATTGGTTAAAACTGTCCAGTTTTTGAGATTCAGCCCATGCGACGCAGTACCAGCACATCCATTTGAGCGAGCAAGAACACTGTTCTTCCCATTGGTCGGTCATTTTTTATTTCTCACCCGAATCCTAAAATCACCCCACAGCAGGTAGTCTCCGCAATCGGGGCATACAGAAATCGATCTCTCCACAAATTTTCGGACTCGCTTTGTGCCGGTATAGGAACCAGTGCAGTCTTTTGACGTGCAGTACGGATAGGCTTTCTTATATGCCTCGGATGCCAGATCAGACAGATCGACAGTGTCTTGATTTGTAAACCCAAGTCGTCGCAGAGTGTAAAATTCAGAACTCATCCCGACCGCCGCGCATAATGCTGACTGCATTACCTACGGCCACACCTAGCGCCACAGACGCGACGATGATCGCAAGACATTCCCTCATCAACTCCCACATTGATCTTCCCCTCCGTTGGTTTCTTGAAGTTCCAAAATCGATATCTGGACTCTCCCCTCTCCTTGAGGGGCTTTAGCCCAGCGATATTCCCTGTGAACTACACACTCTTTTTTATCGTCACTGATGATCCCAGCGTCTTTGAGTCCGTCGATGAGCGGCTTAAACGAACCGGCGATGTTGTCCTCGTCCATCGGGATCGACGAAAAGCGAGTGCATACAATGCGGCATTTTTTTAGTGGCGCGGCGGGTCGTCCGAGAGCAATTGCAGCGTATGCAGTCGATCGCCTCCAAACCCTTCTATTTTTCGCTACAATCGAAAAATGACCGTGGCTGCCATTCAGCCCTTTAGGTAGTCCTGGAATTGAAATGGTAACGGAATATGGCTGTCTCATTTGATCCTCGCAGCGGCATCGATTTTTTTTGTGAGTAAAGTGAGGTCGTAGTCTTTTCCCGGGAATGGAATCTCCATCCGCTTTAGCGCGGCGCGAAGTGCATCGACATGACCTGCGAGCTTTCCGTCGAGCTTTTCAATTGCCCACTGGATCGCTCCGCGCATTTCCTGATTTGCATCGACGACCTGGCCAAGAGCGTAGAACCAATCTCCAAGGCGTTTAGCCAGCGCATAGTCGTAGTCGAGGTTGCCCGCGATTCTGCCCTCGCAGTATGCCCTGATCGCTTGTTGCATCGGCTGATATGGCTTCGGTCTGATCGTATCCGCAGTGTCAGCGAATCGGATCGCCTCGAACATGATCCATTCGTCTTGGGTGCAATGTCCGGATCTCCATGCCGCGAACAAGTCGCCGCCTTCCAGGTTAAAGTTCGGGATTGTTTCAATTGCGTTAGCTTGATTCATTGTGCGGCTTCTTCCTGCTCCAGCATGCGGTGGAGCTTTTCAATTTCAGGGTTGATAAGTTTTCCGGTCTTTGTGTTGCGGTCGCTGTATTTGCCTTCGAGCACCCGGAAGTGCGTCTCGGGCTGAACGAGGAAGTCGAGGTCGGCTTTCCAGCCGCGATTGTTGTCACCGCGACAAAAGCTCGATGCGGCGATCTTTTTGACGATCTCAGTCCAGTAAGTAGGGTCCGGCTTTTCGTTCCACCTGGTCCTCGCGTAGACCAACCTTTGCCCCGAACACTCCAGAGCCTCGGGTTGATCGTGCGCTTTGTTTTCATTCCAGATCCAAAAGAGGGGGTGGGGGTGGTGATCCCCATTCATTCGTGCATTCGGATTTTTCGGATTCTCTTCCCCCCTCTTTTTTAAAGAGGAAGAGGAAGAGAAAGAGGAAGAGGAAGAGGGTTCGGTTTTGTTCGG